CTTGTATGCCTTTATCGTAATCAGCTTGTAGCTTGCTTTGCTGAGCTACTGTATGTTGAAATTTCTGTGCATTGTTACCGATATTTTGAGAATATGTCTGAACCTCACTATTAACTTGTGCTGTATACTTATTAAGCTCTGCTAAAAACTTTTGTACTAAGTCATCATTATTTTGTATAGAAGCTTGCAAGGTTTGTGCAGACTCTTGTTGTGCGTCTGAGCCGTCTAACTGAGCTTGTCTTAATACTTTTTGCAAGTCGCTATTGTGTTTAGCTAACTCAGCTTGTACATTAGCTTGATACCTTGCGTTATTTTTATTAAATACATTTATTTGATTTTGAATTGCAGTTTGATATGCTTGAATATAAGAATTTATTTTTTGTAATTGAATAGACGCTAATTCTGTATCTTCACTATCTTCAATCATGTCCGCTAATACATCGTACCAATGCTGAAAATTTAACCTATCAGCAGCTGTTCCAGTGTTTCCAGCAACAATACTTCCTGTAATTTCTTGAGTATCTCCACTTACAACAGGAGCAGTGTATAATGGCACATCTCCGCTTATATCAGCTTTACTAACAGCAGCTACCGTTATAGGTGAAACTGTGCCTCCAGATAAAGTGGTTAAACTTGGAGCGCTAGGTGCTGTAGCTGAAATACTAAAATCTGCTTCTACTAATCCACTCATGTTTTGTTGTAATGCTTTTATTGCTGCATACAAAGTAACTAAGTATTCATATTCATCTGGAAAATTTGTAATAGTTGATATTGCACTAGCATCCAATGGAGATGATTGACTGTACGTAGGTATAGAAACCATTAATCCATTGCCATTAGGAAATATATTTATTTTTCCGTCTTGTATATAGTATATAGGGTCTGAAGTAGTAGCAAACTCCATGTCAGAAGAATCTTGAACCCTACCTCTTTTGTACGCAGAAACACGCCTGCATGGCTGGTCTATTGTTCCATCATTCCTAAGTATGTATATAATTTTATGACCTTCAGAAGTAGTAGTTCCATCAGTTACAGCTGTTTCTTCTGCTACTCTCTCCATTGCAGAGCGAGGCATAGCACTAACAACTTCATTGGCTCCTTCTGTTATAAAAGAATCTAATGCAGCCTCATCACTAAATGTTCCTACAAGGTCTACTACCTGAGCGCTAAATGTTGCCATCTAAAACTCCACCTCTTGATTCAATATCTTCACCAATAGTTGTTTGTTTAAAGTTAATTAAATCTTTACGAATTGCAGTAGCAAAGTTAGAATCCCTAACTATTACACTAGGGTTATACAATGGCTTACTTGCTCTTTTCCCACAGGACCGGCAGTAAAACCATCCACCCTTATTGTCAGCTTCGCAATGCTGACAGTTCATTATGCCCCACCAACAACTAGCGTCATTACTCTATCACCAGCTAATGTAGCATGGGTAATAGATAAAACTTTGTTGTTTGTAGAATCTAATGACTCAATAAAATCTTTTACGTCCCTAGCCATTGTTCCCACCGCACCCGTTTCAATTCCTGGATTTCCTGGGTGTATAAATACTTTAACTTTAACGTTGTCATAATCGGCCATATTATTCCTCTTAAATTTTTATCTCTGTGGATTTTCGGGGCTAAACCTTTATACGAATAGCCCCACAGAATCCAATCTGTTGTCTTTATATGTTCAGACTATGATGCAAAAAGCATAGTGCCAGTTGCTGCACCGTCAGTTACTCCGGCGTCAGGACTCCACTTGCCAACATTTACATACCATGCACCACTTGTTTCGCAAACAAATTCAATGGTAGAACCAAGTGAATATATGTTTACAGAATCGTTAGTTGGTGTAAATACCATGTTAGTTTCATCAGCAGCAGATACATCGTAAGTAATTTTATTACTTGCTGCAGTTGGAATAACACAACCTGTTTCCCAAGTATCAGTACCAGCGCAATTAAACGTTAATGTTGCGGTTCCTCCTTTTGGGTCATCTGTAAAATTAAACACTAACTTAGAACCAGCAATAGCAGCAGGCATAGTTGCTGTAACAGCAGCTGCACCTGTGTATGTTGGTGAGTTAATTGCATTATTTTGCAGAGTACAAGCGTTGCTACTAACTGTAGGCGCTACGACATCTAATCCATGATAAGTTCCAATGTCGCCTTCAATATTGGCTTCATGGTACTTACCACTATTACTATTTATTCTATCACTTCTCATTATTCATTACCTCCTAGATTAAGGTGCTGTATAAGCAGATTCAAAGTTAAACAAAGCGTGTGCTTCAGGAAGAGATACTTCAAGACCAGCTTCGGTAAGAACCATGTCTTTACGTAAGTCTTCATCTGCACTTTGTACGTTTGTCATAATATGCGTGTCTCTGTTTACACCGTTACCAACTAGAGGTCTGTAAGCGACTTGGTCTAAGTCTACCATACACATAAATCCAGCTGCAAAGCCTCTGAATAATGGTTCTTTAACAAGCGTTAAATCACCGTGAATGGTTTCCACTTTCATTACCTTATGCCCATAAGTTCCGCTTTCTTGTGCCATCAAAGGATGAGCAGCAGAATATGCACTAGATAAGAACGTTGAAGAACTTGCTAGTTTATTAAAGAATGTAATAACCGGCATTGAACATAGAGCAAGCTTTGCACCTGAACCACCGCGAGCGGGGTCAAATACAATTTCTAAGTCAGCGAGTAATGCGTCATAAGTAAACTGGTCATCAGCTCTTGTTGAGAAGTAACCTTTGTCTTCAGTATATGATAACTGTGCGTTATCTTTAATCTGAGACTGTGAGTTTTTCACAATACTTCCAACAATACCTTCTGAATATCCGATACCATTGACACTACCACCTTGACCAAAAAGCATAGCTCTTTCAATGTCAACTTTATGCTCTCTAAGTTTTAGATTCCAAATCCTATCAAACTCACTAGCGTAACCGCGATAAACAGTAGCTCTTGATGAATTAGTTAATTCACAAGATGTTTTGAATATTTGTGTATATCCAATACCATTGTCGAGTTCACGAGAGAATGAGTCAGGAGAACCTGAACCTTCTTCAAAAGCACTTCCAATAACAGTACACGATGTTTGGTCAGCAGCAGCGGTAGTTGAACCTGTTGCAGCAGAAATAGTACGACCTGTAAAGGTTGTTGAAGCGCTGCCTTTTACTGGAGCACTTTCAACGCGTACAATCGCTGTTTCTGGTTCTTTGGTTGATGAATTTGTTTCACCAACAGCAAATACCATGCCTTTGATTAAAAAGTCTACTGATGCTTCACCGTCTGTTTCTACTGTGTACGTAAGTGTACTATTAGCAGCAGGAACAGTGTGAGCAGCTGCAAGACGGAAACTTCTATCTGTCATGTCAATCTTGTTTCTATCTTTCAACCATCTGAACTGAGGGTCATCCGTTGCGACTTTGGCTACCTTGGACAAGTAAACAAAAAATGGTGATTCTTCTGGGGCTAAGTCTGCTACTCTATCGCTAAAGTTAAACAGTCTCCTTGAAGGAATCGTACTATCGATTACTGCACCAGGGTCTCCAACCTTCAACGGATGGGGATTATTATATGTTGCCATTTTATAATTCCTTCCATTTATTAGTTAATTAAAGTACGTTATTTCGACTTCCAGCATTTAAGACACCTTCCCAAGCTTTACTTGTATCAGTTTTTGGGGAGCTCGGTGCTCCTCCCTGAAGTACGCCAGCCGTTCTAGGCTGTGCTTGGGCTTGTCTTACAGCTTGAGCAGTCTCTGGTCCGTTACCTTTATTTTTAACGTCCCGAAATAACTTCACCAGATTCGATAATCCAACAGACTCTTTAGGTTGTGTAACAAATCCCATAAACTCCTGAACGTCATCGTTCGAAAATCTATAAGTATTACGTAACTCATTAACAGTATTGTTGTATGTTATCTCCTCTTGCATTTGTTGTTTTTGTTGCGCCATTGCATTGTCTACTACATCTTTGGCAAGCTGCATCTCTTGATTTAGCCTGAACTTAAAAGATGGTGATTCTGCATTGTAATACGCATCCCAAGGGTTAAAATCTTCTGGTTTTAAACCTTCTTGATTGGCTTGCTGTGGTTGTGCTGGGCGATTCATGTTGTCTTGTAAGACGTTTACTAAGTCTGGGCGATTCTCTAGTAACTCACCTAGTGGTTCTAGTCTTTTCAGCTTATCAACTTCAGATTGTGACCTATCGTACATTGACTGAAATTTCTTCGCTTCTATCTCCCATTCATTTAGAGGAACTGTTTCTCGTTCTACTGATTGCTCAGGTGCGTCATAATTAACAGGGTCAACCATTTCGTTTGGTTGTGCCTGTGTATCAACACCGTTCATGCTATCTTCAAAACTTGCTTCAGTTTCTTCTCTTACTTCTTGCACTACATCGCTACCTTGATTTGTTAAACCATCAGCTGCTTGCGTGGCCTCTGTCTGTGTATTGTCCATTTTATATCCTTAATAGATGTCTCTAAGCTTCTGGAGGGGAACCAGCGTCTTTTCTAACGTTCGCTAATTTCTCCGCTTCGAGCTTCACCTTTGTTTGTAGATTGTTTAATTGAACTCTCCTATCAGCTTTGGCGTCTGAAGCAACGTCTTGTAATCGAGATTTAAATTTCTCAACCTCGACTCGTTTTCTGTCGCTAACAGACTCCCTTTGGGCAGTCTGGAGGTCTCCCTCCAAATTCTTTATTTGTTCTTCCATCGCTTGTATTTGTCTCTGTAATAATGCTTTCTCTTCAGTGCGTCGCATAATACTCTCCTTGTCAAATATCTCTGGATTCTTTTTTAATACTTCTGTTTTGTCAACAATACCCATACGAAATGCTTCCATATATACACCAAGTTCTGCCCACTTATTTGTTGGCAATGTAGAGCCTGGCTCAATTCGTATGTCATGCTGTGCTAAATTGTGCTTTTCTTTTTTAATATCAAGCATAGTGCCTATCTTATCGTCATACATATTTACAGTTGCTTCTGTTATATCATTATTTGCATTGAATAACCTAAATATCTTTTTATATGTATAATGCCCTTTTGATAAATTGTACAATACTTGACCAACTCTATTAACACTAAATTCTAAATCGCGCAACTTTGACTTAGGTCTTTCTGTTCCCAGTGAAATCATACGCTCTGTTCCAGCTACTGTCTCAGGTGCTTTCTCTGAGAAACCGTGCATCATCTCAGGCAAGCCAAATGTAAAGTCTATATAAAACTCACATTGTTGTATAAGTCTATAGAACTCACCTGCTAATGGTTGTGGGGCTGGAAAGTGTGGCTCACCTTGCGTAGAGTCAACTTCAATAACTGCGTTTGGGTTTGCCCAATCTCTTTCTAGCTGACCTAAATCTTCTACGCTTCCAAGTGGTACAAGTAATTTAAGCCCACCAGACGCTTGAGCATGGGATACAGCAAGTGACCATAGTTTATTAAGAAGACGTTGCATTGGTCTAGCGCGCGATACGTCTGACTGTGGATACGGTGTTTCTGTAAATATATTTGGGAAAGGTATAATTGGATATTGGTCTGTATTAAGAATTGTTTCATATAGTACTATTTGACCAATACTTGCACATACTTTAATCCTAGTTTGTTTAACAGGAATGACTTCGTATTGATTTACTTCTATTTGCTCCCTGTTATTTTCTACAAACTCTTCATACTCTGGCTCGCTAAGTACGGTCTCTTCTCCGTTTTGCATATCTATAATGCGATAAAAAGTAACCTTTGTCTTGTAAAATCTTTCAAGTATTTGATATTTATTTCTTTCGTAGTACTCTAAATCTTTTGTTTCTGCTGGGGTAAAAACTTTCTTACTATTGCTATTCATAGCATTTGGATAATCTTCTTCAAGGTATGTTTCAAGGTCTTGGATTATACCAGTTTCTATTTCACCAGTTTCTTCGTTTCTTTGTTCTGCCAGTTCTGGGTAGAGGCTAGTAACCTGTTCACCTGTAAGTATAGTAGAAAGGATAACGCTCTCAGCGTCATCGTACCATCGGTTGCGCGTATTAGGGGAAACATAGACCCTGAAAGGATTTACATACGTGAACTTTACATCGCCTCTACCGAAGTCTGACTCGGGGTCAATGTAGCAATATAAATAACCCATACCTGTTGTAGCGTAATCGTGTATTGCTTGTTTTAACTGCCAGTCACCATTTGATTGTCCCCATATAAAACCCATAATAGTCCTCCATAATGAAGCAATTTTTACATCTGAATCTTCTCTAGGAGTTATTGTAAAGGCTGGTGAACGTGAAGTTAGTACTGCTTTAAATTTTTCAATAGCAGGTCCAATTCTATCCATTGGTACGTCTGCTTGATTTCGTGATTGTAATTCATCTACCTCGTCAGAGGTATAATGGTTACCATGATAAAAGTCTATATCATAACGAGATTCAGTATCCCAAGTTTGTCTAGCATCCCTATAACGCCTATACAGTTCTTGATTGTAATCTGCTCGTTTATCTTTTTCTAATACCATTAATTACTTTCTGCTGAGAGCCTCTGAACAAGTACACGATTTATAAGTCCTTTTACTTGAGGATTTAAAACATTAGCAGGTACATTATTTCTTCTTAGCATACTTCCTTGATTTTTAGATAAGGGTGTTTCTAATCCATATATAGGAAGAATAGCTTCAGCTAATTTTGGAACTTCCATTCTTTGTTCAGTGCTTACACCATTTTCAGATTTACTTTGATATATATCAGGTTGTAAGGCAGCAATTCTTTGGTCTGAAGCCATAGACCCCATTAAGTTATTATTAGAAACCATTCCGCCTTCTTGCGCTATTTTCATTCCAGATTCTTGCTTGTCAGACTCATCAATATAAAACTTTTTATCTCCTCTAGCATTTCTCATCATATCATCAAGGAAACGTTCTAATAGTTTATTTTGCATAGGAGTTCGAGGTCCTATGAAATCTGGATATAAAAAAGAAGGCACGTTTTCAGAGAAAGGAAATATAACATCCATTTTTTCTTTTGGCTGCCTAGACATTAAATTCTTCTCGGCTTGCCTTCTTAACTGTACCTGTCCACCTTCTTCCATAGGCATACGTTGACTAGAACGAGGTATCTTAGATTTTTTCATTCTTTCTTTTAATCTTTGTTTATCAGCATCGGTATCTATAGGCTCCCCTGTAAATGGATTTATATCTTGATTTCCTTGTAAGGAATCCATAAAAGCTTCAAATTCTTGTTCTGCTTTTTCATAGTTGTTAAGACTTGGCCCCATTAACTTTACGGGAGGACCATAGTATAATTCTGGATTACGCATTTCTTGTTGTTTGCGAGTTTGTACTTGACCACCATCTTGATACATTCTAGGGTTCATTTGTTGCATGGGACTAAAGTTCATAGCAGGGTTCATAGGTCTTTGCATCATAGGTTGCCTATT